GCCGGCCGGCATGTCATCGATTCTTGGCATACTATTGAGATACGAATTTGCCCTCTAGGGTTTTGTTAATTTTTTCGAGCAGACCTTCTGTCCCGTCCTTATCAATCTGCTTTTGTAAACCTGCCTGCATCTCCGCTTCTGAGAAGACCTTGCCTTTTTTGCCTCCAACGAACTGTTGATAGCCGCCTGTGCCGAGCTTCTCAAATCTGATACCTTCTTCCTTCCCGGCGACGTTTGCGGCCTTGCGAAGATCGTGTCCTGTCAGCGAGCTTCTTTTCTCGTCTTCCCCTGTTATGTCCCCCGGCTTGGATGTCTTATTTGCGAGAGTAGTAGCTTCTTCTTGGGAGATGTTGTATTGCTTCATTAGATTGACAATCTTCTCAGCTAACTCTGCCCGACGCTCCATAGCCGCTTGGGCCTTTTCGTCACCGTTCGCCTGTGCGCGAATCGCCTTCAGCTTCATCTCGTTGATCTTTTCCTCTAAAGCTTCGATTTTCTTTTTCCGGTCCTCTTCACTTCCTGCGCCCCCGGCGCCTCCGGATCCCCCGGCGCCTCCACCCATTAGAGCGTCCATGCTAGCTTTCGCGGCGTCTCTGGCCTCCTTCGCTGCTTTGCGAGATGCTTCTAATTTAGCCTCCTCTGCCTCTGCAGCATCCTTCCAGAACTTGGCAGGATCGTAGCCTAGCTCAAATGCCTCCTGCTTTGCTTGTCTCTCGTCGAAGTAGTCGCTGAACGCTTTTGCCCCCTTGTCTAAATCTCGCTTTAAGTCTTCGTTGAGTTTATCTGTGTCGATTAGATCGATGTTGATCTTAGGTATCTTATTGAGCTTTTCCAACATTGGGTTGATCGACTCCGCCAGTGTTATTTTTAGCAGCGTCCCTATTAGTCCGATGGTCGATCCGAGCTTGTCGTATAGATAATCTGCGAAAGCCCCGAACCCGTTACGAGCGAATGCAACTGCCTCCGCGATCCCGGTAATCATAGAGACGCCAAGCTTCGCGCCCGCTTCCATGATACTGTAGCCGAGCTTTTTCAGTGCTGCACCGTCTGCCTCTCCCGCGATTAGTTCGCCGACGAAGATTGTGGCTTTGTTTTTGAACCTCTCGATCGTGTCGGCCGCTTTGTCTAGTGCGGCCTGAGTCTCTTCGTCCATTATTCCGTAGGCCTTGCGGATGTCTTCGGCCATCTTTCCGTAGCCTTCCTTATCTAGCCGCTTGAACACTTCGATTAGCCTTCCCGCGTTTTTCTGTCCAAATATCTCGATGGCTGATGTCAGTGCGCCCTGCTGGTCCTCCGCGCCTGCAATCGCCTTGCCTATAGCTTGGAACTGGTCCTCGGGTTTCATCTTGCGAAGATCGTCCACGTTTAGCCCTAGACGCTCGAATGCCCGCGTGTAGGTAGTCAATCCCTCGGAGCCTTGAACGACCGCCTTCTGCATGATCGTGATGGCTTTCTCCATGCTCTTAGCAGAACCCCCGGCGTCGATAAGTGCGCCTCTGAAAACTTGGAACTCCTCTGTAGCGAATCCTGTATTAGTAGCTATGTCTGACAATTCCGACCCGAGCTGTATGGCTCGCCGGGATAGTAAAAGAAAGCCTGCGGATGCAGACGCCAGCCCCATCTTGGCCAGCCTATTTGAAACCTTGACAACGCCCTTACTAAATTTGCTCAGTCCGTTCTGAGCTGAATTTAGCCCCGTCTGAAAAGCTTTTGAGTCGAGTCCGATTTTTGCGAGTAGTGAAAAGTTAGCCATCTCTATTCAGTTTCCTTAGTTCGTTGGCTTTCGCCTGTTGCGTGATTGCGTTTCGCATCGAATACTTTTCCGAATTGCGGTGGATGATACGCTGCAATAGTTGCAACGCCGTTGAAAGCGGCATGTCTAGTATCTCGCGCAAAGTCCAGCCGTAGTTTGATGCTATGCTATCCACGAGCGTCATTACAGATACGGAGCTGTCGACTCCGTCCGGCGATTTAATGGCACCCGATCCGGGGACCGCAGGCATGTCGTTGAATGCCGCGTTGAAATAGCTGACCAGTTCGAGTCTTACCACCGCGTAGTCTCTTAATATCTTGCCGACTTTTCGAGCATATCGACCCGCAAAAAGAGGTCGATCATTTGATAACATAAGCACGAAAGCAAGTAGGTCATCTAGCCCCGGCTCCTCTCCCCGGGCCAGTCTGTTTTCGGTGAATTCTAGATGGATAAGATCCCGGACCGTGATCTGACGCAGGGAAAAGCCCGCGATTTCCTGCTCGACTCCTATGACTGCCTCGAGCCGCAGCCTCTTCTCGAAGGCTGCGGCCTGAGCGATTCGATCCCTAGCGGCATCGTCAAAACTGACCGCCTTGAATCTCATCTGCTATCTACGCGTTAATTTTAACGTAGCCGCTAATCGAATAGCGACGATAATCTGCCTGAGTCTCGGTGAGGTCGACCCCGGTGATCTTAATAGTATAAGTGCCGTAGGTGACGTCTGCTCCGATTGCAGGAGGAGCTTCGCTCGCTCCCATTTGAACAGTGAGCGATGCCTCTTGGCGTTGCTCCACAATAGTAGAGCCTAGTGGCTCTCCGTCTCCGTTGTCTAAATCGACTCGGTTTGCAGGTGTAGTCAGCGAGAATGATTCTACGATCATTCCGTCAAACTCGGTAGTTTTGATGCCAAATAATTGATCTCCGTCTTGCGTGATAGCCATAATTTTTAGTGAGTTAAATTTTAAGTTGAGGTTTCAAGTATGCCCTGCCTGTCAATTTTAGAACTGGTCCGGCTTGATCGTGAACTTCATCTCATAAGTCAAGGTCGAGACTGCGAGGTCGCCGTCGATTTCAAATGACGTCCCGGATGGCCGCATGTATTTGACCTCATAGTAAGGTAGAACCGGGATGCCCTCGTCGATTGTGGACCAGTTGTCTGCATTCAATAACATCGCTGCCCGGACCGCTTCGCGATAAGTCCGATGGCTTGTCTGCGTGCCGTCAATAGATGCGTCTGAGATCACCGAGATCGAGAGCGTCAGGTTGTATTGCGTATACTCTACTACGCCTCCCACGACGGCCGTAGGCGGGTCATCTGCGCCCCCCGCCTCGGCCCGTATGGAAAGACGTGGATTGACGAAGCTGTCCTGATCCAGTGAAGCGAAAAAACTCGCCGCCGGGAGTCCGGTCGCAATGCTTAGAAATATCTTAGCCGCGTTCTCAAAGTTAGTCTCGATGTCTAGGTATGCCATATTCTAACGCTGGAATTCTGATGCGCAGTCGAGCCTCCGGGCCGCCCCGACCGAGTCGTCATGAACTGAAACTACTTTGTAGTTTTTCGTCCCGTCGGTGAGTATCCAGCCCTTTCCGGGAAGGCTCGCGTATTGCAATCTGTTGATGTAGAACTTCGTGTCGATTGTCACCTCACGCCCGTCCTCGAATACCTCGAAAGCAGTCTCTACGTCCTGCCTACTTGCGGAGTAACTCTCCCCGTTTGCCGGGATGCTCGTAAGCTCGACAACCACTTGCGAGATTGCGAACTGCAAGTTGTTTGATATTAAATCGACCAAAGCCATACTTATGCCGGGCTGTAAACTATAAACAAAAAACCTCCCCCCGGTGAAGGGAGAGGTTTTGAGGTTTGAGGTAATAGAACTGCTAGGCTGCTGTGATCTTCTCGCAGGCGTTGGTGTTGATGATCACCTCGTCCACGGAGTTGAAAACTCGCAGGACGTCGCTCTTGATTGGCTCGTCGCGGTATTGCTCTGCGCTGAATACGCCCCCGTCTGGAGTGTAGGCGAGAGTGCGGCCGAAGCCACCGTTGGCGAAGTCGCCGCCTCCGACCTGACCGACGAAGTAAGTCGAGTCAGACCAGATCTTGCTGCGAACCGCTGTCTTGCCTTTGGCTGCGCTGTTGTAGCGAGTTGGCCAGAGGATGATTTGATTCACGCCAAGAGCGTCGAGGATGACCTGACGGTTGGTGTATTGACCGGATGCGTTGAAGATCCCGCGAACGTCGACAGTGTTGACCATCTCGTTGAACAGAGACGTCTCGATGATTAGCGCGAGGTTGTCGTAGAAGCCGTTGCCGTTGAGGCGTTCGACTGCGTTCTGGATCGAAGCGATGGGCTTCGCTGTATCTGTGGCAGACATTGCGCCGCCGGTCTGAGCGGTAGCGTTGAATGCTGCTGCATTGATGGCTGCTGCAACGCGAAGCTCGTGGCCGACCATGATGTCGCGCTGAAGCTTTTGAGCGATAGCTGCGGCCGCGTCAGAGACGCCGTCGTCGTTTGCCTTGGTCAGATCCTCATCAGGGAGAAGACCCTCGAGAGCATACTGCTGGCAGGAGTAATCTTGCTGACCGTAAGCGAAGTCACGGCGAGCAAAGGCGGATCCTGCTGCACGAGCAACCGATGCGTTAAGGTCGAACTGATCATCACCGAAAACTGGGTATTGCCCGGTTTTGGTAGATACGTTGCGAACGGGGAGAATCTGAGTTCCCACGAATTGGTTTTCGCCGATCTTGTTAAGGGCCTCGGAGAGAACTGGATTGAATGTAGCTGAAGTGTATAAGCTCATGATTAGTTAAGTATGATTGATTAGGAATGGATAGGAGTGACTTCGATGACGTCGCCGTCTGCGGTAGCTGCTGTGAGTGTGATGCCGATCTTGTCACCGCTCGAACCGGATGCGCTCAACTTGCCAGCGTCATCGCCGTAGACGATGTCACCGATCGAGAGTGCCTCTGCTGCTGTGGCGTAGCTTGTGCCGCCGCCATGAGCGAGAGAGATAGTAGCTGCTTCGCCGCTGGCGGAAGGAGCTACAGTGAAACCGACTTTAGGCTCTGCTGCTGTAGAAGTAGCTTTCACGACGGTGCCGTTAGATTCAACTTTAACGAGGAGGTAAGCATCGAGTGCTTCGCCTGCTACGAAAGTGCGGGTGTTATTCTGGACTGTTGTTGCTGACATAATTTTTTAAGGGTTTATAGTTGTTAGTTTTTGAAAATTTCAGGACGCTCTCGGCCAAGTCTGATCGTGGCAGTGAACTCGCTGACTTTATGCTCGGCCGCGTATTCTGCGATTAGCTTGTTCCGATTCACTTTGCTCGGCGTGTAATCAGCGCCGCCTTCTGAAAATTGGATCGGGTCGCTGCCTTCGATTAGCTTGGAAAGCTCCGCGATGCGGGCCTCTTTTGCCATCATTTCCCCGGCGTCCTCTTCTGCTTTGGCTTGGCTGGATTTGAACTCCTCATTGAGATTGCTCATTTCGTCCTCTGACTCGGCGAGTTTCGCTTTTAGCTCTTCGAGTTCAGCCTTTAAAGCTGCGTTCTCCTCTTTGAGCATTTCATTCTCTTCGGATAAGTTTACTTCAGGCTCGACTTCATCAGTCGACTCTTCGTCGCCAGACTCTGCGATTGGCTCATCTTCAGCCATTTCCTCCTCGGCGAACTTGGATTCGACCTCGGCCAGCTTGGCTTTTAGCTCTTCAGCTTCAGCGGCCAGCTCGGCGTTCTTTTCTGTTAGTTCTGCTTTTGTCATCTTGTTATTGGTTAGTTTGTCAATTTTTGAGAAAAGGCCGCGCTGGTTGGCAGCCGGAGAGTCTACGAAGTCCGCGCTGGATACCTCCTCGACGCGGATAGATGGATATTCGAAAAGAGAGTCTTCTGGAGGATTGTTTTCGTCATATAGACGGTCGCTGTCATTGTTCGGAAAACGTCCCATAGGGATGTCGCCGTCTGGAGTCGCCCACGCGCTAGTCGCTGAGAATACGATGCTGAGGCCGAATCGCTCTGGCATCTTCTGAGCCATCTCGAACAGCCGGTTGAATTTGCGAGCGTCGTCCTCCCGGAAAGAATCAAATGCTTGGAAATCCCCGAGCAGTCGGTCTCCTTCGATTCTGAAATTGCTGAACATGCCGACCTCACGAGTCAACCGGTCCTCGAACAAAGCGCCCCGGTGCGTGATGTATGCCGGAAGCTTTGCATCATCTAGCTCGTCCTCGATGGTCTCTAATGATTTTCCGTCGACGAATAGTCCATGCCCAAGCGCCGGTC